ATGGATGGCAATATGCCCAAGGCCACAATGGAACAACAATTGATGGCAGATTACAAGAAGTTTGTATCCGAAGGTAATAAGAAAGTAGATGAAATTAGCACTGCACTAGTTAACAAAGTGCATGATGCAAGACAACAAAATGCACAGCAAGCCTGGGCTGATGATTCTGATGAACATTCCGCCCGTATACAGGCCAAGGCTGATTCAATGGGGAAGAGTAAATGGGACCGAAGTGTTACTGTTGAACCCGGTCCACTTGCTGCCGCTGCTGATGCAGCCCAACAAAAGTTAAAACGTAATAAGCAACTTACAGCAAAGAGACCAAATAGCAACTACGGTCGAGACCAAGCAGAACTAGGGGCTTGGGGACAACGAGTTGGACAAACGCAAGGTAGTGGCAGATAATCAAAACTTAGAACGTAGTTCAAATAGCCTCTTCGGAGGCTATTTTTTTCATTAAATAAACATATGGGAAGCAAAAATATAGATAATAAGTTAGTTAAGACTGCTCACAGTACACAAAAGTACACTGAGCAGGATATCGAAGACTTACTAAAATGTTCAGACCCGATTACGGGTCCACATTATTTCCTTGATAACTTTTTCTTTATTCAACATCCTACAAGAGGTAAGTTGCAATACGAAGCATTTGATTATCAGCGAAGATTAATTGACAGCTATCATCAACACAGATTTAATGTAAATTTATTACCTCGTCAAACAGGTAAGACAACTACAGCCGCAGGATATTTGCTATGGTTTGCAATGTTTGTACCAGACAGTACCATTCTTGTTGCCGCGCACAAATATACAGGCGCACAAGAAATTATGCAACGTATAAGATATGCTTATGAGTTATGTTCTAATCATATTCGTTGTGGTGCCACTAGTTATAATAAACAAAGTATAGAATTTGACAACGGATCGCGTATTGTAGCTCAAACAACTACAGAAACAACCGGTCGTGGTATGTCATTGTCAATGTTATATGCAGACGAGTTTGCATTCGTAGAACCAAATATTGCCACAGAATTTTGGACTTCTATTTCGCCTACACTGGCTACAGGTGGTAAAGCCATTATAACAAGCACACCTAACAGTGATGAAGATCAATTCTCACAAATTTGGAAAGAAGCTAATCACAAATTTGATGAGCACGGCAATGAAAGAGCAGTAGGTAAAAATGGATTCTTTCCGTTTAGAGCGTATTGGAGTGAACATCCTGATCGTAATGAAGAGTGGGCAAACACCGAACGTAGTCGTATTGGAGAAGAACGATTCCGCCGAGAACATGATTGTGAGTTCTTAGTCTTTGACGAAACACTTATTAACAGTATAGCACTTGCGGCCATGGAAGGTATTGATCCTATAATGAAAATGGGTCAAGCTAGGTGGTACAAAAAAATTAATCCCATGAACACATATCTGGTGGCGCTAGATCCTAGTTTAGGTACAGGTGGAGATCCAGCCGCAATACAAATTATTGAAATTCCTAGCTTTGACCAAGTAGCAGAATGGCAACATAATTTAACTACTATTCAAGGACAAGTTCGAATATTGCGGGACCTGTGTAATCACATACAGGATGAATGTGCGTCTAGAGGAGTACAGGCCAGCATTTATTACAGCGTTGAAAACAATAATATTGGTGAAGCCGCCCTAGTTGCCATTGACGAAATTGGAGAAGAAAGTATTCCAGGTTTATTCCTAAGTGAACCTATTAAAAAAGGACATGTTCGTAGATTTCGAAAAGGATTTAATACTACAAATTCTAGTAAAATCAATGCCTGCGCCAAGTTAAAACACCTAGTAGAAAGCCACAGATTAGGAATAAAATCTAAACCTTTGATCAGCGAACTTAAAGCATATATTGCTAAAGGTTTAGGATTTGAAGCAAAAGTTGGAGCACACGATGACCTAGTTAGTAGTATGTTACTGGCCATACGTATGGCATTAATGCTACAAGAATGGGACCCTGCAATCTACGATAAAATGCGCGAAGAACGAGAAGATGAATTCTTAATGCCCATGCCCATATATATCTCAAATTACTAATAAATAACACATATGAAAGCTATACAACTAATTTCTCAAGATCTGTTTGATAAAATTCGCAGCCGTTTTCAAAACTTAGAAATGGGTGATGAAACTGGTGCAGTTACTATCGACCCCGTACGAGCACGTTTCTTTGATTTTGACTTTGTGAATGAAGGTACAAACTTAGGGCGTGTAAGCATTAGTTTAAACGATCTAGGGTCTTTAAAAATTTATTATAGTCAAGGCATTACGGAAAATCAAGATGATCCTGCCAAACAAATGTGGTACGATTTTCTTAAAGAAATGAGATTATTTTCAATGCGTAGATTATTGCGTTTTGATACAAGAGACATTGCTAAAACAAATCTTGATAGAAATGATTTCCAACATCTTGCCGCAACGCAACCTCCCAAGGAAGAACCAGACATGAATACTATGAACGAAACTAAAAAAATCAGAAAAGGTGTATCAGAAAACGCCGGACGCGAATTAACAAACACTCCACGTGATCAAATGATATCAAGAATGAGTCCTAGTGTTGATAACAATGCCTTGATGCAAAAAGTTGGAAAAGTGGTAAACAGCCCAGAATTCAATAGTGACACTATTTTAAAAATAGTGGATTCGCCCAATATTACTCATCCTGTTGGACTTTATATACAAAAAGAATTTGACGAGCTTCAATATGATTTAGGTAGAGCATATGAGGATCACCCAGAAGAAGTTGCTGAAAAATTACTATCGATGTTAAAAGACAGAACACAGCAAGGTCTGCAAGAAGGCCGTTGGAACCAAAAAAGTTCTAAAAAAACAAGTCGCGCAGTAAAAGGTCGTACAGAAGTTATTGTAAGACACCATAAAGCAGTTGACGAAATGTATCCAGGTGCAAGAAGTCAACGTAATAATATCAAGGCAATTTTTGTACAGAATGCAGAAGGTGAAAGATTTAAGTATCCATTTATTCACCCAGCAGGTGCATTCGCTATGGCACAACACGTGGATCACGGCGGCATTCCTCATGATCCAGCAGGCAAAGCAATTATCCGCATGAGTGAGCAAATTGCTCAACTACAAGAATTTCATAGGCAAGTACAGCACACAAGTTTACATGATGACGCCATGGGCATTACAGAAAGGGCCGTAGGCCGACTACAGGAATTAAAATCAAGAATTGAAGCACTAGGTAAGCGTCATCACTATGAATCATGGGTAGCAGAATTAACAAATCAAGATGAACCAATGTTAGGTGAATTAGATGATGTTACCATGGAAACTTATAAAAGCAAATTTACACAAACAGATTTTAAAGAAGAATTGGCAAGTTTCTTTCCACTATTACACAGTATTATGCAAGAAGCAAATACAGTAGATTTAGAAGAATACGTTAACGAAGAAAGTAATATTTGCCCGGATTGCAAAGAAGATCCGTGTGTATGTGATAAACATGTTAAAGAAAATGCATTTAACGAATTTGAAGAATGGGCAGAAGCTACTGAACAGGGCAAATTAACAAACGATGAAATTGAAGCATTAAAAACAGCATTAAACGAATTGCCTAACGGTGAATTAGAATTAGGTCCAGATGGTCAAACAGCATGGCAATTTTTCAGCGGATTAGGTTTAGACGACAGCGATTTGGAAGATAAATTTAAATCTGCCGCTTCTCTAGATCCATCCGCTGATCCAATTGAAGTATTAAAAATGTGGGCACAAGACAGTTATCCAGAGTTACTTGTAACTTTAGGACTTAGCGGCACCGGTGAAGAACCGGCAGCGGCACCAGAAGTTGGTGCGGCGCCTGAAGCACCACCTGCTCCGGAACAGCCAGTAGCCGAAGACAAGGGCAACATGGTTCAAGAAGTTGCTAAAATTGTTAAGAGTTTTTATAACCGTGACAATCCGGAAGTTGGACCATTCCGTGGTAATGAAGGCATTGTACTAGATGTTAAAAAAGCAATTAGTGAAAAGTTTGGTGATGAGGCCGGCGAACAAGCCGCTCAAATGGCAGAACAATTCATGCAAAAACTTACAATGGAATGGCAACAACGTCATGGTAAAACAGGCCCTGTGGAACCAACTGATGGTCTTGCAAGATTAAAAGAACTAGTTGGTAACATTAAAACCAAAGTAGAAAGTATGGGTTCACAAGAAGAAGCATATAATCCTAATAGTGTTGATGCACAAAATCGTCGTGATTTAGAAGCATCACATGAAAAACATTTGAAAGTTAAAGCAGCCGACGGAGATAAAAATGCTCAAGCACGGTTAGATGCACTAGCACAGAAAAAAGAGAGAATGAGAAATGACTACAATGATCGCATGGAACGTGAGGGTGTAGACAAGAGTCAAGTACCTGCCGCGCTACGCAAAGAAAAAGGCGGAGATTGGAAAATGTCTACCAAAGATTTAGAAAAAGAAAAAACCAATAGTCCAACTAGCTCAGCGGGACTAGCCCGTAAAAAAGCAGAATTAGGCATCAGTGAAGAAATGGCCGCAATTATGAAATTAGCCGGTTTGGCAAAATAAATCAAAATATACCAATAAAACTCTTGACGAGATAAATAAAACTGTGTATAGTTAACGCTATGCACAGTTTTTCTTTTTAGTCAGTTGGCTTTAAAGAAGAGGCATAATATAACATTTATTAAGGAAAAACATTATGGCAACGTTAGCAGAAATTCGCGCAAAGCTTCAACAAAGCGCACAACAATCCGGCGGGCAATCCGGCGGTGACAACGCAATCTTTCCACACTGGAATATTGCAGAAGGTACAAACGTATCAGTTCGTTTCCTTCCAGATGCAGACCCCAACAACACTTTTTTCTGGCTTGAACGAGCAATGATTAAATTGCCCTTTGCTGGTATCAAGGGTGAAACAAATTCTAAACCTGTTACTGTGCAAGTACCTTGCATGGAAATGTGGGGAGAAACTTGCCCAGTTCTAACAGAAGTTCGTCCATGGTTCAAGGACAAGAGTTTGGAAGATATGGGTCGTAAGTACTGGAAAAAGAAGAGTTACTTGTTCCAAGGATTTGTTGTTGACAGCAAGTTCAAAGAGGACCGTACTCCAGAGAATCCAATTCGTCGATTCATTATTGGCTCACAGATTTTTAACATTGTTAAAAATGCACTGATGGATGCTGAGATTGAAGAATTGCCAACAGACTACGTTCGTGGTTTGGATTTTAAAATCACAAAAACCAGCAAAGGTGGCTATGCTGATTACTCTACTTCAACATGGGCTCGTCGTGAACGTGCTTTGAGCGAAGATGAAAATGCGGCAATCGCAAAACACGGTTTGTTTAAACTGAATGACTTCTTGCCCAAGAAGCCTGGCGCAGTTGAACTCAAAGTTATTGCAGAAATGTTTGCGGCTTCCGTAGACGGTGAAGCATATGATCCAGAACGTTGGAGTCAATACTTTAAGCCAGCAGGTTTTGGCGGTCGTGACGAAGCTAGTGGTTCTTCAACTCCTGCTCCAGCGCCTAAGGCAGCTCCAGCGCCTAAAGATGAAGATGAAGAAGATGCTCCGTTTGATACAGCACCAGCCAAGACAGCGCCTGCTCCTAAAGCAGAGTCTGCAGGCGGAGAAGCATCGAGTCGTGCGGCAGATATCATTGCAATGATTCGTAATCGACAAAAAGACTAAGGGGCATTAGATGGGAAAAGCATTTGATATTTCTAAGTTTAGAAAGTCAATTACTAAGTCCATTGATGGTC